TTCTACAATCTCGTTCAAAATGGCCATTTCGCAAAATTAAACATCGAAACACCCACCCAAAAAACCCCGCCCTTTCCTTCCCCCCCCCCCCCCCCCCCTCTAGGATGTGAAAATCAATCATATCTTGCGTGACTTCTTCTTTCATTTCGGCGGCTATTCCTTCCGATTCAACAATCGCAACGTCTTGAATATGGCGAAAATAAAGCCAACCCAAACCATGACCAACAAGCAGAACAGCGCAATGATGATATAGATAAGTAGCGTCATGGCGGCTATTCCTTACATTCTTTTGCCCTTTCGCCCGGCTTCGTTCCGCTGTTGCTGCCATCTGTGGCCGCGAAACAGTTTTCACAACGGCGCATAACTCGACACTTAACAGAATCTTCCTTTCCGCAAATATCACAGATATGCGGGGCTTCAGCTTGGTATTCCATGCCTTCCTTGCCGCACGCGTTACCACAGCAGCCGCAGTATGATTGTTCCTTACTCTGCTTCGTCTCCCATGATTGCCCAACCAGTTTGGCGACGCGAACGGAAAGACCATCACGCTCATGCGTCAGTTCATAAATTCGCCCGTTCAGGTCGGCGATTTCCTTTTCCATCTGAGCCTTTGTCATTATCCCCTCCTCGGCGGACCGGATGCGTGGGTGGTTAATTTTTCAATGCTCCAGGTGTTGAAACTGGCCCCTTTGGCGGATTGTCTGGGTCGTATTCTGGTGTGACACCTATAGGCGCGCCCTTGTAGAGTTGTATCAACTCTCCGCGAATGTCATCCCCACCACAATTCCCACAATACCAAAATTCTAAAATGTAACACTCGCCCTCTTTTCTCTGGTGGCGCTCCAATGCCAACTGCATGCGCTCAACCATCAATCTAGCCTTGCGGCCTGGCGTGTCAGGTTCTATTTTGTCTGTCATATTCCTCCATTTCTAACTCAACAGTAGTTACAATTCGTTTCCCGTCTTTCGAGTTCAAGTGACCACATTACCCGTTTTCGCAACTCCTCAATCGTTACACGAGAACAGTAGTAGGCATGGTCGCCTCGGTAGTAACTGCATTCGGCGCATTGCTTGTCACTCACTCCCCACCTCCCTCGCCCTGGCGCACCGCCGATTGGCGGGCGAGCGCATCGCGTAGCGTCTTAGCATCCATTCGCGCGATGTCTGCCAGCGACGGCCATCCGACAGTTCTTTCCGTCGCCCACCTGACGGCGCATTCCATCGCGTAGGCAATTCGCGACTCAATTGGGTCTTTGGATTCGATAACTTCCTTGCGCAATTGTTTTAAGTGGCGCTTGATAGTTGCCGGCGATTTCAGATTAGCCATCTTGCTTTTCTCCCTCCTCCCGCGCGTCGGGATTGAGGGCGGCGCGGGCGAATTCGTAGCCGCTGACATCGCGCCCGTCTTTATAAACCAAGAAATCTGTTTTAGGGCCACCCTCGGACGTGCTGTCACATCGAAACCAGTTCTCTTCTTTGGCGTAGACTTCAAGGATGGGCCTGTATTTCGCTACAAGTCTAGTCGCTTTTTTGTGCCTCTCTGCCAAATCCGCCTCGCGCGCTTCGGCTTGCTTGCACAAGCCCGCCCACTCGTCGCGCTGGCGTACCGCTTCCTCGATTGCGGCGTCTTTGGAGGTCAACTGCGCTTCGGCTTTCAACGCTCGTTCCATAGCCTCGTTGGTGGTCTCAATAGAGAGCTGAACGTTTTGCATTGATGCTTTCAACTGCGCCTCAAGTTCGGTGATTCGCTCAATCCAGGGTCCAATCTCGTCGGCCCGTTCTTTCGCACGTTTGTACATTTGCGAGAAGTCGTTCCATGTCTCGGCTTCTCTTGCCTCCCCGCCTTCCGCCGCCACCGGCTCCACGGCTGGCTCGCGCCCTTCGGTTATGAGTTCGTTGAATTGTTCAGGTGATACTTCGGTTATTGTGAGTTTCATGGTTTTATCCTCTCCCTTCTATGTCGCGTCCGCTTACCCGTACATCTCCCTGAGAGTGTTAAGAGCTTCGGCCCAAGTGATTTCACCCCCGATAGCCGCCTGCGCGTAGTCGCTCGACTCCTTCTCGGGGACCTTCCATTTCCGAACCGATTTCCAAAACTCAGTCGCCGTGACGCTCGGAGTGTCGGAAGCGGGCGGCAGTTCGTGCGCCGGGTAGACGACTGCGCCAGTGTTGATCGGCGGCTGAAGTCCCGGTTCCGGCTCGGGTTTGACGATAACGACCGGCTCGTCGTCACGCGGCATCTCGATTACCTCACCTGTCTCCGGCTCGACGACGGCCCCCATCTCGTCGGGGGTGTATAAGCCAAGCGTCACATCGGAGAACGTGAAGCGGCAGGCCTCCGCGACAGCGCGCCACTTGTACATGGTCGCTGGCTGTTTCTTGTAGTTATCCTTACCCGATAGCCCCATGGCTTGCGCCTCTTTCGGCCCGAAGGTTGCGGTGTAAGGCGCCCGACCTCTGCGCTTGATCGTACAGGTCGCGCCGTCGAGACCGCCCTGAATACTTAAATCCTCGACCTCGTTTGTCTGATTTATAAGGGCAAGCATCAATTGAGGCGGAACGGTCGGCTTGCCTTGAATGACGGCGATGTTATTCAGAGCGGCCATTGTCCCAATGCCGAGTTCGCGGCCCGTCAGAATGATGGCCATTGCCTGTTCGGGCGTCTTGACGGACTGCGGCAGGAAGCCGGTCTTAACGAGTACTGACGCCTGTTCGCGCATCATCTCCCACTGGCTCATCTCGTCGGTTTGTCGAAGTTGTAAAGCTGTATTGTTCATAATTTCCTCCCCAGAGGCTCCGGCCTTTCGGTGTCAATATCCTTTTCGACCGAGATAAACGTGCCATCACGACTGATAGACACCTTTACCTTGCGGCCTTCTTTGTTCCATAGCTCCCAATCGCCTGGGCTTTTCACGAAGCGTCGGCCACGACTCAAATCAATCGGCCCAACGATAATTGCAGTCACACGCGAACCGGACAAGCTGATTAGACTTTTCGCTTCGCTCGCTGTGATCGGGTAGCGCTCGCCTTCTACAAAGTTGTTATCCATTTTTACCTCCGTTAGTTTTGAAGCGGGGAAGCGCGCCCCTTGATTATCCGTGACCGGCGCGCCTCCCCTTGTTGCGCGCTCGGCCCTCATACCTCACGCGCAAACTTAATTCCCACCCTGAGACGCAGCGCCGCGCTCCCCATATGTGCTCACGACGCCACGTCTCCGGGTTTGCGAATGGCGGCTAGCGTTCCACCACTCGCGTATCGCGCGCACGATCCCCCAACCGAGCGCGCAATCTCTAGCATAGGTCTTCGCCTCCCATTTCAGTGGCCAGCGCCTCGGCCCACTCCCTGTCCGCTTCGTCAAACTCTCCGTCCCTGCCGTCGTATATCCCGTCAGTTAGGTCGCGGTATTCGTCCGGCTCGTTCTCGGCGCTCTCCGTCCATTCGTCTTCTTGTTCAGGTGGGCCGCTACAGCCCGGTGGGTAGTCCCAACCAAAAATTCCCATGATTACCTCCGTTTAAATCACCCAATTGTCGCAACGCACCACTTGAAACTTAACCCCTGTCCGGTCGGTCTCAACGCTTCGGACGACGCGAGGAGCGGTCTCTGCTTCGCGGTACAAGTTAAGCAGTCGCGCCCCGGCCCTGTGCTTACAAGGTTGATCCCGAAAGAACGCCTCGCACTGGCACACGCCGTTGGCCCGGTAGGTCTTACCGCTCTCCGTCGTGAACACGTAGCAGTTCTGAAGCTCTGTAACGATCCACTTGCCGTTAAGCAAGGCATCAGCGGCCCTGTCGATCGCCGCGATCCAGCGTTTGTTGCCGCCAGCCTTGGCCTTCGCGGTCTCAACTACTTTCTCGAATTGGGCTTTGTTGATTTCCATATCTTCACCTCACAGTTTGGATATTACTACTCGCAGATAAACTTTACAAGTAAAAAATGATTATAAACGAAAAAATTTATCAAGAAGAAATCTTTACTTGCTTATCCGGTTTAGCCGTGATATTTTTCCTCTCGTCAAATCTTTATTCGGAGGTTATGATTGATGGGTGGAGGACAACGAAACAATGTTAACAGCAAAAGAATTTGCAGCAGCGACAAACATTTCGTACCCGGTGGTATTGAAGTGGCTGGAAGCGGGGATCATTCCGGGGAAGTCGGAGAAGTTCGGAGGGTTGGAACTCTGGCGGATTCCAGCGTCCGCAGTCGCGGAGTTCAAGAAGCCGGAGAAGCGGCCCCGTCGAGGAAGGCCAACGCAAAAGAAATAGACCCGGCGACCTTGCCTTACGTTCTGCTTGCCGACAAACGTCGGCTGCCGCAGTCTGTAGGAGTATATTTCGTGATCGAGGAAAACGGCGAGATTGCCTACATCGGCCAAAGCACAAATATCCGAAATCGATGGCGCGGCGTGCAGCACAAGGCGTACAGAAGATTTGCGGACCGTCTTTTTGTGAGAATTGCATGGCTTGAAGTGGCGCAGGACTATCTCGGTTTAATTCGCACGCGCGGATATGACTATCTCGGCGAATTAGAGAACGGGCTGATAACCCGATTCAACCCAAAGCTAAACGGCGCTCTGGATTGTCAGCCGGGCGACCTGCTTCATTACGAAGTGGACAAGGCTACAAAGAAAGGAGCCACCAAGTGACCGAAGATGACAAAATGCCGATCACTGGATTTGGAGAGAAGATAGGCAGTCAATTCGGACTAAGGGAGATTCCGATCATGGAGCCAAAAAGCCACAGAATGAGAGCGGTTGATGTCGCAAATAAACTGCTTTACGCATACGAGGTCGGCGCTACGATGAAAGACCTGGATAGCGTTGTCGCCATGTGGACTAACTGCGTGGAGGCGGCGCTTATCAACACAGACACTCTGGCTCGCGCTGAGGAGCGCGAAGCCCGCGCGAAGATCGCGGACGATATGTCAGGGATAGAGAGCATCGGTGGTGATATTGGCGAGGCTATCCGCGCCCGAGGTAACAAGGACTAATGACCGAGCCGACGAAAAAAGAGAAGAAAGCCAGAAGGACCGGCCACAGGAAGCGGCTCGGGCCTGACAAGTATTTGCTGCGCGTGTTTCTTCTGAAAGACTCGGAAGGGAAGCGGCGGTACTACACCGAAACCTTCCACGGCAAGGCGTACCAGGCCGAGGACCGCATTCGGGAGATTCTAAGGCGTCATAGGACAGGCGAGCCTCTGAAGATTTCAGCCGATTCCTTCGGGAGCTTTCTTGACGAATGGCTCGAAGCCCAAAAGCACTCGGTTGCCGAGAAGACCCGAAGAACCTATGAGGATTATGTTCGGTTGTATATCCGCCCGAATCTGGGCGGACAGTTGCTGTCCCAGATCACGGCGGCGGACATCCAGCGTGTTTACAATAAACTCCTCGAAGGGAACCTCGCGGCCAGGACAGTCGGCCAGTGCCATAAGATTTTAGGCATGGTCTTTCGGCTGGCCATCGGGCGCCGGAAACTCGTCGGCTCGCCGATGGTCGGGGTTCGGGCGCCGCGCTCCGCAGGCTCCGATGCCGAAGGCTCGAAGGCGATGACCAAGGATGAGGTAGGCAAGTTTCTGGAGGCCGCGAAGGATTCCAAACTTTTGAACCTTTACCAGCTGGCCTTTCACATCGGATGTCGCCCGGGCGAATTGCTCGCGGTCAAATGGGACGACCTGGACGCGAAAGCCCGGACGGTTCGAATAGATCAAACCATCGTCTGGCGCAAACGGGGCGACTGGTATCTGAAGCCGCCGAAGACGAAAGCCGGCCGTCGAGTTATCGCGGTCACTCAGGCGATGGTCGATGTTCTGCAGGCCCAGTACAAACGGCAGTTGGAAGCGAGGCTGAAGGCTGGGCCGGCGTGGAAAGATCACGGTTTCCTTTTCACTCAGGATAACGGCGCGCCGTGGGCGGTCTGGAACCTGTACGCGGACTTCAAACGCGTCTTGAAGGCCTCGGGGTTGCCGTGGCGCTTCTCGCCCTACACGGCGCGTCACACGGTCGCAAGCCTCTTGATGGAAGACGGAGCGAATCCGAGAGCGGTCTCCGATCGGCTCGGACATGCCCGGATCGCCATGACGCTCGACAATTACACGCACATTTCAGGCGGTCATCAGGCCGACCTGAGCGCCCAAATCGAGGGCCTTATACGAGGTACGCATCGTATAGGCAACAAAGATGAGGCCGATTTTAAGGACGAACCTTTAGAATCAGCTATTTAGAATCTCTGTGTTCTGTACTCCTTGTACAGAACAGGGCAAAAAGTTGATTACCGCAGGGAATTGCTCGGGTCCGCTCAAGAGAGTATATTTGCTAGGTAATCTGGGGTTTTTATGGTATCAACATACCGCTTGATAGTATCAGGCGGACTCAGGCGGTTTACCGAGATAGGCGCCACACTGGCGCCACGCCAGCAAAATATTGACATGGGCTTAATGTTGGGCGACGATGCTTCCGGGCCTCACATTGACAATCGGTTCCCAGATACTTCGCGGTCTGCTACGAATAGGCTTCCCACACACCTTTTCACACTAGGCGGGCCATCCTCATTGACGACCGACAACTACACTGGAGGTTTAAATGTCGCCATCGAATCCTAACTTCGACAAGGTGAAGCTGGCCTACAGGCTAGGAGAACTCGCAAGGGCGTGTAGTCTTTCCATTGATTTCGTGCAGGCTCAGATACGAACCGGGAAACTACCGGCTCGGAAAATGGGCAGAATGGTCATTATCTTGGCCGACGATGCCAAGGACTGGCTAAAGAATCAACCGCTCATCAGCGTATCGGCTAACCCGCAAGCCGAAGCGTAAGCCTAAATAAAATAAAGCGGTTCATAGCGTCCGAGTCCTAACCTAAGCCGCTACAAACCGCTCTAAACCGGTATATACCGAGTGCTGGGGCGGATACTACCCTACCTTACAGCCCTCGGCAACCGCTAAAGGCAAAAATCCATGTCAAATATGAGAAAAGCCCAACGGCTCGGAACCGTCAGGCTTTTAGAACTGCACCCAGATAATACGAACTGGCCGAATATTACCACTGACCGCGTTCTGATTCAATCGACAAATCGTCCAGTCTGTACGAGATGCGGACGCCCATCCTCGATTATCTACGTCGATGACAACGGTTTGCCCGTCGACCTCTGCCGCAGATGTCATCCTGAGGCCATCGGGAATTCTCCGGGGGCGCGGGCAAGACAGGCCTTCGCCAACCTGTTCAAGGAGACGCCATGACAAACGACCTCACGTTGCCGCGCGACCGCGATCTCGAAGTCGCCGTCCTTGGTTCCCTGCTCTTCTCCGAGTCTCCGGAGAGGGTCAAGGAAGTTCGCTCAATAGCGCCGCCTGACTGCTTTTTCGCCGGGTCGAGGGAAATCTACGACGCTCTTTGCGACCTGGCCGACCGCGGCGACTCGATCAACCCCGTCATGCTGGCCGACAGGCTGAAAGAGCGCGGATCGAGGATCGAGCCGGCCCATTTGGCCGAGATGCTTATCAATAAGCCGATCGCCTCGGATCTGACCTCGGAGATCGCGAAACTTCGGGAGCTGGCCACGAAGCGGGCGATTCTCAGGCACGCTGAACATTGGTTCAACGAGGCCCAGGCCCGAGACGTGGATGTTTCGTCTCTCGTTGAACGAATCAAGGCCGCGGCTGGCGCATTCGACACCGCGGGAGAAAAGGCCGACCCTCTCCCTATCCGCGAGGTTTGCATTCGAGATGTCGAGATGCTGCCGATTGATTGGCTATGGCGGGGCCGGATCGCCCGCGGAGCCTTGACGCTCTTTGAAGGGATCGAGGGCGAGGGCAAGTCAACGGCCCTTTGCGCCATCGCCGCGGCGGTCACTTGCGGCAGGGGCCTGGAAAGCATGGAACTCGACGCGCCGGGGAATGTCCTCTGGTTCTCCGCGGAGGATGACCTGGCCCGAGTCCTCAAGCCGCGGCTCCTCGCCGCGGGGGCCTGCGAGGATAGAGTCTTCGCAGTCGGCGAGCCGTTCAGTTTCGACGAGAAGGGCGTCGAACTGGTTCGCCGGATGATTCTGCGCCGCGGCCCGACAATGATTGTGATCGATCCGGTCTTCGCCTACACGAAAGGCGACCCGAGCCGCGGCCACGAAGCGCGGGCAACTACCAACAAGCTGAAGGAACTAGCCGAGGAGTTTAACTGCGCCCTGATCATGGTCCGCCACGTCGGCAAGTCGAAGGGCCTGGGCGAGGCGCGCGCCGCGGGCTTGTATTCGATTGAGTGGCGGGCCGCGGCTCGGTCGGTCCTTCTTATCGGTTCGGACCCCGACTGTCCGCAGACGAAAGCCATCACTCAAACCAAAAACAATTACGGCCCCCTGGCCGAGAGCATTGGCTACGTGATCGAACTGGACCCTGACTCGCCATCCGGCGCCCGGTTTAGCTGGCTTGGTCGGTCGGAACTGACCGCGGAGAGGATTCTCTCGACTATTAAGAACGACGAGGAGAAAGCCGAGAAAAAGGACGCTGAGGAGTTTCTGCAAGAAATCCTCAAGTCAGGGTCTCAGTCGGCCAACGATCTACTCGCCGAAGCTCGACGCTCGGGCATCTCCGAGAGGACTCTAAGAAGGGCAAAAGCAGCCCTCGGAATCGAGGCCAAACGGGACGGATTCGGCAAAAAAGGCGCTTGGACCTGGTCTCTCATAGGCTGCCAAGAGGGCAACAATGGCAGCCTATGCTCAACTAACGGCCACCACAAGACTTACGAGGACGAAACCTCCATAGACTGCCAAGTGGCAGCCTATGACGGGGAGGACTCCTTGCATAGTCTGCCAAGTGGCAGCCTATGGACAACCGAGGACGATAACCCGTCTGACGGCAACGAGATATTCATAGGCTGCCAAAATTCAGAGTTGGCAGCCTATGAAGACGACCAATACCTCGACGCGATCGACCAATAAAAGGAGGCTAAGAGTAATGTCTGAAAGAATATTTCAAGATTTTGGACAACAGGCGGTGTTTGAGGCTCTAGTCAGTCGTGGCGCGACTGTGAATCAAGCACGAGCCGCCGCTGATAAGACGCCGAAATGGAACTCGGATCAATGGCGATCAATTGAGAAGCACATAGAAGAAGGCGCGAAAGCTGTCCGCGTAGGCTTGGATGCTGACCATACGCGGCTCCTGCGCCAGCGTGAGGAATTGGAGCGCAAGGTTGCGACCCTGGAGGCGGAAATAAACAGCGTAGATGACGCTATCGCCGAGATTGAGGAGCGCAACTTGGCTGAATTACTCGAAAGCGAACCCGCATGACCGATCGAATCACACAATCCCGGAGGACTCTCAATGAACGCCAAGGCTAAAGGTTCGAGAACGGAATATAAATCCATCGCCCTGCTCGAATCGCAAGGCTACAAATGCACCCGAGCGGCGGCGAGCCTGGGTGTCTTCGACATCATCGCAATCGGACCCGATGACATCCAGCTTGTCCAATGCAAGTCGAACAGGTGGGCAGGGGCCGAGGAAATGGACGCGATCCGCCAATTCCCCGCCCCGCCCAATTGCGTCAAGACGGTACACAGATGGCGAGACCGACAGCCGGCGCCGGACGTAAGAATCGTGGCTTAGGTCTTAACAAACAATCCAAAGGTAAAAAGCGATGCATTCAGATGTTTCATACAGCGAAAAGAACTGCCCGAAATGTAAGGGTCAGTGCTACGAGCGCGAGTGCGACAAGTGTGACGATTTGGGATTCTCCGACCACGAATGCGGAGAAGATTGTTGCGCTTGTCTTGATCCAGAACCAAACGTGCGATGCGATCACTGCGGCGGTAAGGGCTGGCTTGAATGGTGTCCTACGTGCGGCTGGGATTTGATCTTCGGTTCGTACATTAACGGCATAGATGAAAGAGAAAGGAGCTTATGAGTCTCAACAAAGATACTTTCACAACTGAAACGCTTTTATCTCTCATGGTAAAGCTAAAGCAGTTAAAAGCCGCCGCGCACGAACAGGCGTTCCAGCCTGGAAGCGATCCGCGCTATTCGGCTGTCGAGATCAAGGTTGATAAATTGCTTGAGCGGGCGAAAAAGCTGGTCCCTGCCGTGATGCTCGCGGAGGTTAAATGCTTGAGCGACCTTGTATCGGATCTCTACCAGTTATTCAGCGAACAGGAACAATCGGAAATCACAACAAAGGAGAACGGGAATGGACATTGAAGAAAACACAATCGGTTACAACGACGGGCGAGACGGCGAAGACGAGCCACAGCGAACGCCCGTCATGCTCTACTCAATCGGCCTGAACGCCGACGAGCTACTGACGGGCTACGCGGCGCTTAGAACCTATCTCAAGGTTCTCGCCAGTCAGGAAAATGAAGACTTCGAGCAGATTCAGAGCGCCGCGAAACTGCTCATCAGCCTAAAATCGCGCGCCGTCAGGGCGTCAAAGGAAGTCAGCTTGAGGGCAGTAGGAATTGATTCCGGCTCAAGCTCTGTATAAAATCCGCACACTGCTGATCGCGCAATGGACTCTCCAGGCCGCTCGTGGGAAGCGGCCTTCTTTTTTTTACCCTCACCTTAGCCTTGACAGCGCGTGTCAGTTTCCCCCACTATGCGCGCCGATGGCTCGAAAAAATACACCAAAACCTGAAAACGGCTCTGATCTGGATCACTACGCTACAGAGCGTCCCTCTGATCCCGCCGCCCAGATTATTTCCGTGGACGAAAAAGGCCTGCGAGAGATGCTTTTGAAACTGAGAAGCAGTGAGGGTTACATCGCGGACCTTGCCGCCAAGCTGGGAGTCAGCGCCCAGTACCTCGGCGAAGTGCTCAATGGCGACAAAGGTTTCGGTCCTAAGCTGCTGCGCGGCCTGGGAGTGGTGAGAACTTATCGAATGTTCGATGTTGAAGTCATCATGGAGGATTCTGGCGATGAGCGAATCGCTTGAGCGCGTGATCCCTAAAGAATCCCGCGAAAGGCTGCTGCTCGCGGTCTTTTCGCCAGTGGCAAAAAAGGCCAGCATTTCAGACCTAGCAGCCGAGGCGGGGCTTAGCATTCTGGATACCGTTCAATTGATGAACGAGCCGGCGTTTATTGCTCAAGTCCGACAGGTTACGTTCGCGCAGGCCTCGACGGCTCTTCATGGCGCCGGCGTGGCCGACCTCGTAGAAATCGCCACATCAGGCAAGGACCGCGAACGACTCACAGCTTGGCGCGTGATCGCCCAGATCACCGGCGATCTGAAACAGAAACACCAACACGACATCAAGGTTACGTTTGAAGACCTGCGCAGGCGTCAGGGAGACGGCGATTTGGCGGGGCTTTTCGATATTCGATCAAGAGTTATAGAAGGAGAAATTGAAGATTAATATGAAACCATCAGTCCCAATCATTCCGGGAGAGACTCTGCCTGTAACCACCTACGCGAAAGATCAGCCCGGATACCAGCCGCTTCCTGTCTGGCGAGACGACGACGGGGCGACATTGAGTCGGTGGCATTGCACATGGCGCGAGCGGTTGCGAATCCTAATTACTGGCGATGTGTACCTGTGGCAATTGACATTCAATAGGCCGCTTCAGCCGGTCTCAATGGAATCGAAGGCGCCGGATATGAATTAATGAACGCTACCAGCCCACAACTGATTCCCTTCGACCGGATAAAAATGATCGTTGATCCACAGAGGATCGAGCGAGAGCATCAGGCATGGGTCAAAGAGGGCGACAGATATATTGACCGCCGCTTTACAGATTTGCGCGACTGGGACTTCCCTGTTTACTGCGCGGTCAACGTCACGATCACCACAAAGGATGGCCGCGCGGTTCCCTTCCTTCTGAACAAAATCCAGCTCAGACTTTTAGAGATAATCCTCGAAGAATTAGCTTCAGGGCGCCCGGTCAGAATCCTGATAGACAAGATCCGGCAAGGCGGCGTGTCGACCGTAATCCTGATTTTTTATTACTGGCTTACTTCCCTTCGCCCGAACCGCAACACGCTCTGTATCACTCAAGACCTGGAGTCCGTCACGAACTTTTCGAGCCGCCTCCGCGCGGCCATCGAGGAAGCCGACCCGCTTCTGACCCCGAGCATCAAGAGCGAGCGGAATAACCTGATTCACTTCGCCAATCCCACGGCGCGCGGCGGCAACCGCAGGGACCGCAAGGGCAAGGGTCAGGATTCCAAGATAATGTTTTTCACCTGTAAAAAGGTGAGTATTGGGCGCTCTTTCACCTTCCAATACGTCCACATCTCGGAGGCCGCTTTCTTTCTCGACCAGAAGCCGAAGGTCAGCGTAAAAACGCTGCTCAGTTCGCTCGCTCACGCCGTACCGCTCCTGCCTGGCAGCATACTGATTATCGAGACGACCCCGAACGGCCTGAACGAAGTGGCCGAAATGTGGGACAAGGCCGTTAAAGGGCAGAATGAATTCCGCCCGGTCTTCTTCCCTGCCGTGGCGTCCGAAGAGTACCGGGCGCCGCTCCCTGAAGGCGCAACGCTTGATCTGTGCGAGGCCGAGGAGATGTCAGGCGTTCCGACCCGGTACGGCAACGAGCTGGCCGAATCCAAGGTAATCAGAAAACAACTGATCGAATGGTGGCCGCACCTTTACGAGAAATGGGGCGATAAATGGCTCGAACGCGAACTGCTGGCGCGCCTGAACTGGCGCAGGCTCTACATTGACGGCCCGTGCCACGGAGACAAGGCGGTATTCCGTAGGGAATTTCCATTAACACCGCAGCAAGGCTTCGAGGCCACGGGCCGCAATTGCTTCGATCTCCGCTCCGTGGCGCTGATGCGGAAGCTCGTCGAAGAGGAAGGCCTTCAGCCGCGACGTTATACCTATCTTCATGACCCTGAAAACACGGACCCTGCGACGAAGTTCAAGGCCGACGATTACGGCCCGCTCGCTATCTACGAGAAGCCCGAATTCGGCGTCCAATACGTTCTAGCTGCCGATCCGGCGCTCGGCAATCCCAATTCCGACCCCTCCGCATTGCTCGTGCTGGCAGTGTCGGAAGAAGCGCCGTATCTACGCGAAGTTGCGTCGTATAGCAAAATCACAAAGCCGGATGTATTCGCGGAGCTGATTAACTATCTGGGAATCCTTTACAACATCGCGCTTGTCGGCCCCGAGAGAAACGAGCGCGGCGGATATGTGGTCTGCCTGAAACTGCATAAAGACCTGAAATATGAGCGACTTTATTTTGAATTCAACGCTTACGATAAGAAACCAGCCGAGGAACCCGGATTCGTTACTAAGGATTCAAACAAAGCGACGATTGTGGCCGGCTTGGATTATCGCATTAGAGATGCGGAGATTCTCCTTCGAACGCCATTGTTGCTTGAGCAATTGGAGCATTTTGTCGAAATGGAGAACGGCGAACTTGGAGCGGAGCCTGGATACAACGACGATCTAGCGATGTGCGCCATGATCGGCGTCAACATTTCGCTGAAGGTTCACTATTGGATGCCAAAGCCGTCTCCCCCGCCTGGCTCGATTGGCGATCTGAAGAAACGCGGAGTTTTCAAGAGGAATAGATAATGCCACGCAAATACAGACCGCCCAGCGCGAATACGAGCGACAGAATGCGCGTTAATCGCGCATCAGCCGCCGTCGTTGAGGAGACTGGAGACGCCGAGAAAGACGGCGCTTTATGGATGTCGCGCCTGATGAAAACGCTCCATATGCGAATGGAGTCGGACAATGGAGACCGCCATTGGGCCGCGTATCGCAACTGGTTCAATGGACGCCAGTGGCAGTTTGAGGACACCGGGAAGAACTCGTGGGATCTGTACAGTGACACGATCACGAGCGTCTACACGAACAATATCGTCCAAACCATCGCGTCGGCCTATATGCCGTTTCTACTCAACGGCAAGATCGAATTCAAGGTCAAGCCGAAGCCGAATCGCCCCGGCGACGTGAACGCGGCGGAAATCCACACCTCGATGCTCAATTACGAGTGGGGCGAGCGGGAGATGACCGAACAGGTCAAAAAGGTAGTCGATGACGTCGTAGTGATCGGTCACGGAATAGCCGAAACGGCCTATGTGGTCGAGGTAGACGAAGCGCGCCGCAAATCTTCGGGCAATATCGAGTACCGCGATTACGTCAAGCGGGACGCCGCCATTGTCGAATGGGTAGACCCGCATGATTTCCTTCACGACCTGACCGGACGCGACGGGACGCCAAGGACGGGCCGATGGGCGGCAAGGCGAAGCTGGATTCCAATCGCAAACGTTGTCGCCAACAAGCGCTACGATCCGAAGGTTACAAGACTAATCGAATCCGGCGCCGCCTCCCACAATCTGACTTCCCGTTCAGCCTACAGGAACGACGCCCGGTTCAGCGCGGGCGGAATGTTCGGGAAAGACCTAGCCGTTAGGATTCCCGAGGAATCATCAATCGCCATATGGGAAATCTGGGACAAGGGCTACAGACAGGTGATGACGATGGCCGAGGGTCTTCCCTACCCTCTCGACGTTGAGCCCTGGCGCTATGCCTATCTCGACGGGCTGCCCTTCGTGATGATCCAGTTTCTTCGGGCTGAAGGCCTGCTTTACCCGATCGGCGTGGCGCGCCAGCTCAAAGACACGCAGCTTCAGACAAATCGCATCCGTACTCAGCAAATTCAAAACGTTCGAGCGCAAAAGAACATGTACGGAGCAACCCCGGGCGTAGCGAAGGAGGCCCTTGACGATTTCGCCAATCTGCCGAATCTGAGCGTTATTCGAATGGAGCGGAACGGCGACTTGTTCGCAATCGATAATCCGCAGCTCAATCGAGACAACCTGATTTTAGAGCAAGCCATCGCGCAGGACGGAAACAAGGCCACAGGGGCCGATGCGATATTCCAGGGCGAAACGCCATCGGCGCGGACGCCCGCAGGGGTCGTCACGACGCAAGTTAATGTCATGCGTCTGAAGGCCGACGATAAAATCTCAAACGTCGAGGCGGGCGTAAACGAGATCGCCCGCCAAGTCCTTCAGCATTTGAAGGCTAACCGAGTGCAATCCGACGTAATTGAGATCGTCGGCCTTCTCGGCTCCCAGTGGCGCGAATACAGCCATGCTGAGATACAGGCCGAAACCGATGTCACGGTCAGCTATTTTGCGGCGCCGAAAAGCAATCCCGATGTCGAGCGGCAGCAAAAGACGCAAGTGGTTCAAGTTGCCGCGCAGTTCGACCCGCTCATGGCGCAATCGGGATCGCCCGTGCGTATCAACTTCGTCGAGCTATTTGCCTGGCTCTTGAAATCCTTCCCCGACTATCAAGACGTGGGGCGATTCTTTACGCCTGCGCTATCGGTTCAACCTGAGCTACAGCAAACCCTGGCGCCCGCTGGCGCAGGGGCGGGCATGCCTCCCGCTCTTGCCGGCCAGCTCGCGCCGCAACAGATTCCCGGCCAGCCTGGCGTAGAAAATCCAGGCGAGGGCCTTTCAGAGCAAGACTTACTAATGCAAATACTTGGCTCATCGAGCCAGATGCAGTGAGGAGACTATGACCGACGATCAACTAAAGGTAATTTTCAGTTATCACGCAGCCACCGAAGCGCAGCGCGTTTCCCACGACCAGATCAATACCGCGTTTCTGGAGTGCGCCCGCGTAATTAATGCGGCTGTTCCTGAAGGACCGGGCAAGACGGTCGCGATCCGCAAACTATCCGAAGCGCGCATGCAGGCTAACCACTGCGTTGCGCTGGAGGGGATATTTTAAATGTTCCAAACAACCGTCAGATGTAAATCGCTCAGATTGGCCGAGCGCCACAAGGAAGGCAACGCCGAATCCGTAGGAGTGGGCCGCAGGGCCGACGTCGAAGAGTACACGGAGGCAAACCTTGAGGGTGGAGACGACAAGACCCATTTCTTCTTCTCGTTTCCGGTCAGCCTTCTCGACGCCGATTTAAAAATTGGCGATGAAATTCTAGTCACGTTTGAAAGGAAAAACAGATAACCATGAAACTTAAACTCATACTCTCAATGCTCCTTCCCTTGATGAACATGGCGGTAACGACGCTCCGCGAGAAGGATGACAATTCGACCGGAGTGGACGATATAGCGGCAAACCAGATCGAAGCCGCTATTAAGAGTCTACAGGACTACACGAATAGCTAAAGGTTTCAGGGCCGTCAGGCGCATGTGGCCGGTTGGCGGATTGAGACACGGCCAACCGTCGCCTGTCGGTCCTGAAAGCAAACATATGCCGCTATTTCAATTCAACTGTAAAACTGATGGAGTATTTGAAGTTCTCCGCAACAGCCTGCCCAAGAATCAGCGCCATAAATGCCCGAAGTGCGGCAAGTCTTCGGCCTTCGTCTGGCCCCTGACGGTGATGAAACCTGACACCCTATGGGCTGGCCATGTGATCGCCAATCAAGGCTACTTCACGTCGGAATCGCAGTTAGGGAGAGTCATGAAGAAAAAGAAACATACCCGCATTGGAGATCGGAGCGACATAGAAGGAATGAAGGCGATGGCGGACGCGGCGGCAAAGGCTCGTGACGCCAAATTTGCCGAAGAGTCCAGCGAGTTTATGCGAAACGCGGCGGGTGAGCGCGGGCTGTTGGACGCATTTGGCAATCTCAAACCGGAAGCATCCAAACCTCTAACCGATACCCCCCTCGTATCCAGCAATGACCCCAGAGTTAAAGTAAAACCTTAGCTCACCGCTCGTATCTATTTGACACGAAAGAGAAACAGGCTAATAATCCGCGCGTCAGATTAGCGCGCACTGGAGAAGATGTATGAAAATACAAGCGCCAACTGGACAAGGTTTAGGCGTCCAAAAGTTTTCGATGAAGACGACACCGGGCGGCGGACTTCAGTTCGACGGGAACGCCCAGACTCCGTTGCAGGCGGCGGCGAGCGCCGCTGAACCTCCAGAGGTTCCCGCCGAAACTCCCGCTCTCGCGCCTACGCCAGTAGCGCCAGCAACAGCTTTCTCGCGACTCTATCCAGGCGTAGACCCTTCAAAAGTCGAAATGGTCTTAGACGATAAGACCAGAAAGATTCGATTCAAGCCGATCGAGGCGCCGGCTGATGTTCCGCCCGATCCGGTTACAGCGCCGACCCCACCGGCGCCCGTGGTCACATCCGAGCCTGACGCCATCGCGTTACTGAAGGCCGAGATTGCCGAGCGGGATAAATTGCAGACCGCAATGCTTACCGCAATGATGAGCGGCAGGCCGCTCATGGAAGTGCTAAGCGGCGCCCCGGCAAAGCCCGCCGAGCCGGATTACAGTCGCTTTGACCTGGAGGACGAAGAAGGGCGCGCGGCTTATGCGCAAGCGGTCAGGGCTGATGCAATTGCCGCCGCGAAGGCCGAGCTGCAGGCCGAGATGCGGAATCATCTCCCGCAGATTCAGAACGCCAACAAACATGGCGAGCATTTCGCCCTTCAGGCCAAGTACGGTAAGGAGCCGGATTTCGAGCAAAAGTCTGCGCTCGCGCAAAAGCTGGCCGGCAACAATCCGAACGTTTCAATTGAAGCAACCTACAACCTGATTAACCAGATTCAGGCCGGGCTAGGCGTCAGTCCCGCGCCGACCCCGACCGTCAAGCAACCTTCAAACCCGATCCTTACGCCCGCGCAGCAAGCGGAAAAAGCCGCACAGGCCGCGCGCTATCAATCAACGAACGGAGGCCGGGCGACTGGCCCGCCCGAACCACCGCCCGAAGTCGCCAAGAACTTCAAAAAACTGGCGCATTGGGTGGCTCAACAGCAAGCTCTGGGCAATCTTCAATAAGCCCTCGGCTTCTTGCCGCAATAGGAGAACCTGATGGCCTTAGATACCTCTTTCAATCGCGTAGTCGCAACCACCTTGCCGCTCTACGCTCCGAGAGTTACGGAATCCATAGTAGGCGGAATCGCCTTGCTGTGGAAAATGGCGATGATGGACGGAGTTGAAACCCGTCCAGGTGGAACACAGATCGGCGAGCCGACGATCTTGACCGCGAATACCACCGTCCACTCATATACGGAATTCCAAACCCTTGATACAACGCTCCAGTCCGATCCGAATATCGCTTCCTATCTTTGGAAGATCATCGCCGGAACCGAGGGTTTGAGCCTGCTCGAACAGGGCAAGAATTCCAATAGCGCTACGGCGCCCGTGGACCTCTGGGACGCGATCATCAATCGCCTGGCCCTCTCGATGCGCATTGAGGTCAACCGGGAGCTGTTCCTTGACGGAACCGGAGGCGGCGGCGCGGATCTGACCGGCCTGGCCATCGGCCTGGATTTTGCCGGAACCAACAGCGTCTACGGCAATATTGACAGCGCGACTTTCACCAACTGGCGCAATCAGACAAGGGCAAGCCCGGCGCTAAACGTGCTGGATTTGACCACTCCCGCGAATCAGACCGCGATGGTTCGGACCATGCGCCAGCTCGCAAACGACTGCTCCAGCCAAAACGAATGGCCGACGATGTATATCACCTCGAAGGAGATTCACGAGGCATGGGAGAGCACGGTCGTTTTAAACGAGCGATTTCAGCGCGAGAGCTTCGACGACGACATGGTTCGGTCGGGATTTCAGAACTTCATCTTCAAGGGTGGAGTGCTGTGCTTCGACGATCATATTTTCCCGAACACACTTTCAGCCTCCCCGAGCGCCACGGCAGGCCACGGCTTTCTCGCGCTCAATCTCAAATATCTCAAGTTCGTGATGATGGAAAACTTCGACTTCGTAATGAGCGATCCTATTCGCCCGTTCGACCAGATGGCCGATGTTATCCAGATGATCCTTCACTCAAACCTTGTGATGAGCAATCGTCGGCGTCAGGGCCGCACCAACTTCAGAACCGCATAAGGAGAAAATATGTCAGATGTGATTGTAGGATGCGATCCCACTCGCGTGGATACCGTCGCCGCGTTCACACCCGGAACCGAGAGCGCTCATCCCGATACGGCAAACTTTCCAGGGACAAAACTCCGTTACGTCAAAGCGGTGACGGCCTTTGCCCTCGGAGACTCGCTGAAGCTCAAAACGGATGAAGTGCTAGAGCCTAACGCCCTGGTTCCAACGGCGGCAATACAGGAACCCATTGTAGGAATTGCTCACGTTGCGATAGGCGCAGGCTCCTTTGGGTGGATAACTCGACATGGCCGGGTTGCGTCGGCGAAAGCGGCGGCTTCCACTGCGGCCGGCGCCCGATTGGGATCGTCGGCCACGGCGGGCACACTCACCACGCTCACGCAGGCGGATTCCAACTTCACAAGCAATGACTACTTCGAACTGCTGGCCTACGCGCAGTCGCCAATCGTCGCGCTCGACGCTAACGACTCGAACGGCGCAAACATCGAAGTCTACATAGGGCAAGGATGATCCAAACAAAGCTCAATCTAGGGTCTGGTGGCTCGCCTATGGCGGGCTACCACAACCTTGACATCAAAACCCATGACGAAATCTATCCGCTGCCGGTGGACGATGGCACGGTAGACGAAGTTCGCGCCAGCCACGTCCTTGAACACTTCCCACATGGCGAAGTCGCGGCCGTGGTGAAGGAATGGGCGCGAGTTCTCAAGCCGGGCGGTAAGCTCAAAATCGCCGTTCCTGATTTTGATTGGATAGTTAAGGCATACTCAAACGGACACAGGGGCGACGTCAGGCTTAAACACTACCTTTTTGGCGGACAGCGCGACGGGGACGACTTTCACAAGACATCCTTTAATGAAGAAGAGTTAAAAGCGCTACTCGAAGGCGCCGGACTTGTGGACGTCCAGAAATGGGAATCCGACGCGCCGGACTGTTCGAGCTATCAAGTCTCCCTGAATCTCGAAGCGCGTAAGCCGGAACCGAAACTGACCTACGCTCCGACTCCGACCTACGAATTCATCAAAGACTCGAAGGGCGTAATTCACGTCGGAGCGAACACGGGACAGGCGCGAGATATTTACGCGCAGGCTGGATTGCCGGTCATCTGGATAGAGGCGGAACCTTCGACGTTCGCCCAACTGGGCGCGAACATCCTGGACTACCCGGGCCAGCGGGCGCTGAACTATCTGATAACCGACAAGGACGGCGGGGAGCACACGTTTCACGTCTCCAGCAATGACGGACAGTCATCGTCCATCTTCGACTTCGGCAAACATACGGAAATCTGGCCAGACATCGAATATGTTCACTCCTTCAAGTCCGAAGGAACAACCCTGAAGACCGCCCTGCAGCGCCATAGTATCAGCCTCGACGAATACGACACGTTGATACTCGACACGCAGGGATCGGAATTGCTCGTACTAAAGGGCGCGGGGGATCTGCTCGACAGGTTTAAATTCATTCGCGCCGAGGCTTGCGACTTCGAGCTGTACAAGGGCGGCTGTCTTCTCAAGGACCTCGACGATTACCTCATACCGCGCGGCTTCGAGCGCGTAATGACCTGGCACTACAAGCGCAGCCCGCAGCCCGAAGTCGAGCGGATCTACGAGGCGCTGTATCAGAAGAAGGCCGAGGTAAAGAAGACCCGCGAAATAAAGCCGATATACATTCACGATGAGCAGACAGGGGCGAAGGCGATTTGGAGCGTTGCGGCAATGGCGAGCGTCCCGCGCCTGGGCTTTCAGGCCCATATGGGCGCGTCGGAGCGGGCTTTCGCAGATCCTCGAATACCGATGCTAAGGCTGAGCGGCTGCGTGTTCTGGGAAATGACCATGCAGGGCGGCTTCAATTCGTTAATCAAGTCCGGCGCCGACTACATAATCACGACGGACTACGACACGATATTCACCGGCGAGGATGTAAAGGAACTGCTACGGCTCGTCGTTCGATACCCTGAAGCCGACGCCATAGCGGCCTGGCAGGCCTCCCGCTGGAAGGACCATCCCCCGCTCGCGGGAATCAAGACAGAAAGAGGCTGGAACGGCGCCGTCTCAATCGAAGAAATGAAGCGCTACGACCTGACCGAAGTTGACAACACGGTCTACGCCCTGACGATCATTAAGACTGCGGCCCTAAAGAAAATACCCAAGCCGTGGTTTGTGAACATCCCGAACGCGGAGGGCGAATGGGAGCACGGCAAACATGACGCCGATAGTTATTTTTGGTCGAAATTCAGGGAGGCCGGCAACAAGCTGTACATGGCGAACAATGTACGCGTCGGCCATCTGCATGAAGAAGTCCTATGGGTGGACAGCGACTTTAATTTAATCAAGCAAGGCTTGACCGATTACTATTCGAAGGGCCGACCCTTCTAAGGGGAAATTTTATGCCTGCAATGAAGAAAATGAAGAAAACGACAATTGGCAAGAAGGGCCAATTCAACACGAATACTACGAATCCGAGCGCCGGCAGAGGCGGCGGACCAAAGGGCTTTGTTGTTTCGAGCACTTCAACCGTAAGTCAGGGCGCGGGAGCGAAGGCTGGCGCGCACGGCAAAGCGATGGGAACCCGCAAGGGCGGCGGCGGGAGGTCGTACTAATGGCTGAAGATTTTTTGACCGCCGAAACCAAACCGAAGCCCGAGAAGAAGCCGCGCAAGCCGCGCGGTCCGATGTCCGAGGAGCAAAAGGAAAAGATCCGCGCCTCGAACAAGGCCGCGCGCGAGCGCTTGAACGCCGAGCGAGCGCCGCAGGTTCCCAACGCTAAAACCGGCATCACCGCCGATGACGCCGAGGAAATGCGCCTTGAGCTTCAACTCGCGGCGGCTCAGACCAAGATCAAGGAAGCGGCGATTTCCGAAGATACCCGGCTCATGGTTCATCAGGAGATCAGGGTCGACGTGTTCAATCTGAAGCGTCAATTCGTCGAACTTACTCCCTCGATGTGTCGATCTCGCAATTGTCCGTTCGACGCGGCGCGGGAGGCGGGCGCAACCGCATGGGGCGATGCTCCTATAGCGCAGCCGATGAACGACGGAAAGACCTTCGGCGATAGGCTTATCGAACTTCGGGATTATCACGAAGCGACGGCTCACACGGCTCAACAAGTGGAGAGCCACATTATTACCGCTGGCGAGTTAAACAGCCGGCAGTGGAATCCGGGCCAGTCCATCAAGAACGAGTTTTTGACGGGTGCAAAATAGACAGCAATGGCGACTCCTAACTCCATAGCTTTGGGTCTAATTCAAGAAGTCGGCGAGTCCACGGACGACGCCGACTTCGTGTTGCTCGTCGAGAAGCGCGTCAACGAGGCCGTTCAGGAGATCGCCCTTGCCGCGAATTTCAACCCTTACAAAGCCCGCAGTCCGTTCAGTACCGCGATCGGGACGGCGACGTACAATATGCCCGCCACGGCGCGCGAATTGATTCAGCTGAGGTTCGTTACGGACGGCGCTCCGATCGCGTACGCCACAACTCAGGAACTTGTCGCCCGGCGTCTGAAGCTCACCGATCCCGGCAGGCCGCAATTCTGGCTTGAAGACGGCGTTGTAGTGGTCGGCTCTGACACCTTGCTGAAGATTCGGCTCGTTCCCGTGCCTGTCGCTGTTGAGAGCATCGAGGAGGAGCATTACTTCGATCCGACCGACACGGCTTCGGCTTCGAACATTCCGATCCCGCTGTCGTGGATCGTTCCCACGCTCGACCGCGTGAGATCGTTTCTGCTCGAAAACCTGGGCAAGTATGACGCTTCGGCGCTCGCGATCCGCCGCTACGAAAAGAGTCTGAAGCGCATAGCCGACAGGGAGAACAACAAGACCGCCGACAAAGCCGTTCTCCAAGAGGTCGATATCGCCAATCTCCGCAGGCGCAGAGGCCCGCGCCTTCCCGGTAACTTTCCCGACACATGGTAAGGAGGTTTAGCTTTGGCCTCCACAAATGCCGACAATGCTGGAGTAAAAACGATTCCCTACGCCGGATGGGGCCGAGGGATAATCACGTCCAAGCCATCAACCGAAATTCCAGATGACGCCGCGCAGGATATTCACAATATGGAATTCGACGAGTCGGACAATCTCTCGACTCGCAACGGCTTCGTCCAGCTCAACGCCAATACCTACGCCAGCCGCATAACATCCGATTACTACTTCACGTCCGGATCGGGCGAGATCGGAATCCTGTTTACGACCGGAAGCCAGCTCCGAATCGTCGAGACGGATGGAACGGGCGACACGAATCTGACCGGCGCTCTGACCCTTCCCAACGATACTTTTTGGCAATGGATCACTTATAAAGACCTGGCGATCGGCGTGAATAAGGCGACATCGGGCGACAATCCGGTGAAGGTTTCAACCGGCGCCGTAGCGGCCGCTCTCGGCGGATCGCCGCCAAAGGGAAAGTACATCGCGCTGTGGGAGAATCGAGTGTGGATCGTTTCCGCTACGGAACCGAACCAGCTTCGAGGATCATTCCTCGGCGACCCTGAAAACTGGGCGACCGGGACCGACGCGCAGGGCGTTTCCATAGATATAGAAATTGACGATAACGACCTGATTACAGGGCTTTTCGCGACAAAAGACGCGCTATACGTCTGGAAAACCAAGAAGATTTACAAGCTCGTCAGGATAGACCCCGCGAAGGCGATCACGCTGGCCAGCAATCTAAGAGTCGCGATCCATTCGCAGACTATCGGATGCGTGTCGCCCTATTCGATCCAGCCGCTACTCGACGATGTGGTTTACCTGTCCGCGCAAGGCCTGGCGAGCCTTCGACTGTCGGAGTTGGCCGAGGACTTCAGGACCGCGCTGTACAGCCGGAACGTGGCCGAGATCGGCAAAATCAACAAAACGACCGAGGAAATACCCTCGCTCTTGCTCCCGAACGCAAACCAATACTGGCTATCTTTCCCTGCGGCAATATCGACACGGTCTATCAATGAGAGCTACGTCCTTGACTACTTGAACATCCAGGCGGGCGTAGACGCGGCGCGCTGGACGCGCTTTACAGGCCTCGCCGGCTTCACGGCCGCAACGTCATTTCCGAGCGCGACCGGGACCGTCTACGTGGTTGGGGCTGAGAATGAGGCCGGAACGCATCAATTATTCACGTATCGGCCGAAAGATTCGGGCGGCGTCTACAACGATAACGGGGAGAGCTACGCGAAGGAACTGAAGACGAAGGCCTTCCCGCACGAATCCGTTCTACTCCGCAAGGAATGGCACAAATGGGGCTTTAACTTCGACCTTTTAACGAACAGCGCACAGGTCGCGATTCAGTATTTTCTCGACGACAATCTGAACAAGGGAGGCAATCAATCGTTCAGCCTTTCGGCGTCCACGCTCGGCGCGCTATGGGATCAGGCAATATGGGACGTTGACCTGTGGGACAGCGCCGTACAGGGGCCGGTCCAGATAGTAAGGCGATTGCTCTCGAATTCTTCAGGGCGGATCGGCGAGACGATCACGTTCAGGATCTCGAACGGTCAGGCCGATGAGGCCATAGTGATTAAGGACATGCTCTTGATGTATACACTGCTCAATGAAAAGGGAGTCACAACGCTCTAAATGGCCAGCGCTTTAGCAAGAGTGACGGATTTCGTTCCCGCAACGCCGATCCTGTCGGCCGAGGTAGACGCCGAGTTTAATCAGCTCGTCAATCTGCTCAACGGGACCAGCACGGCTGTCAAGGGCGTAATGAAGGTCAGCGATACGGGCGATCCGCCGCTTGAGCTGAACCAGCTTTCAACCGGGCCGATCCTGAAAGGCTTTCAGGCCGGCGTCGAAAAGTTCCGCATTCGCAATGACGGCTCGATCCGAACCCCTGGAATCTACGACACGAACGATAACGAGCAGTTACTATTCAGCCTGACCGCCGCAGCGATTAACGAGTTCACGATGAAAAATGCCGCCCTCGGCAACGCGCCGCAGTTACAGGCGACAGGCGGCGATACGAATATCGGGATCGCGCTTGTTCCGAAGGGGTCCGGCGTCGTCAAGATTCAAGCGGGGCTCCCGGTCGCGAACGAAGACGCCGCGAATAAGCTCTACGTTGATAACAAGCGGGCGTATTTCGTCGCGGCCTTCAAGATTGATGACCCTTCGACGTTCCCGCTGACTGACCAGAGTGCCCTCGCGTTCGTCAGGATTCCGAATATAGCAAGCGGATTTATTACTCGCGTCCATATCCTGTTTGCGTCAGGCTCGCACACGGCGGGCGGAAGCGTGACCTTCCGAGTCTTTATAAACGGCGCAGGCGTCGGTAGTGGCGTGGCCTTCACCGACACGAATAACACGGCCTTCACTTTCTACGCTGAGGACTTTGCCGATCAGGCTATATCGGACGGCAGCTCGATGACCGTCGTAATCAGCGCGAGAAGCGGAACCGTCACGGAGCGGAACGTCACAATCAACGTCGAGGGCTATCAAAACATCAAGTCCCCATAGGCTAATAAATGGCTGTACTGACGCGCATAACCGATTTCATTCCGAATACGCTCATCGTCTCACAGGAAGTTGACGATGAGTTTAACCAGCTTGTGAATATACTGAGCGGGGTTTCGACGAATAAGGACGCCTTGATTAAGTATAGTCACGCGACCGACCCTGTTTTGCGCGTGGACCAGCTTGGCGCGGGCAAGATTCAGAGCTGGCTACAAAACGGATCGGAAAAGGCGAACATCACGAACGCCGGCCTTGTAACCTCGGTCGGCATGACGTCTACCGGACAGATCAATACCAGCTTCAACGACGGGACAAATCCCGCGCTCAACGTCAACCAGATCGGGGCCGGACTAATCGAACGCTGGCAGAATAACGGAGCCGACAGGGCTTCGCTGTCGGCTCTCGGCCGATTCCTTCTCCCTGCGGGAATCGGGGCAACGCCCTCGACTGACCAGATAAGCAATTTCGGGACATACTTCGTCGATCCGACAACGCGCGCCACGATAGCGAATACGCTTGAAACGGACCTTTCAAGTAAGACCGTCGCGGCCAATACGTTCGCAGCGAACGGCGATTTTATGATCGGCTTCGCTGAGATAGCCTATGCGGCAAACGCGAACACGAAGCGTTATAGGCTCTATTTCGGCGGGAACGTGATTTACGACACGACCGCCCTCGGCCTAAATGGCGTCGATCACATGGTCTTATTCTTCCTGATGCGAACCGGCGCCACGTCCTTGCTCACTTTTATAATGGTAAACTCGACGAGCGCCTTGCTCGCGGCGGCGGCGACGAGCGCGACCGCGCCGACGTTCTCAAATAGCAACATACTGAAAAGTACAGGGCTGAACGGGACGGCAAACGCGAACGATATACAGCAACGCGGCTTTATAGTCGTTAAGGGCAGTGTTTAATATGAGCGAACCGAAAGTAACGTGGTTTGATGACTTTCTAGGCATCCGGATCAACCCGATCTATGCGATCTCGCTGGCTGGAACCGGCGATGTGAAAATATCGGACGGCCCGAACGGGGTCCTTGCGCTCTACGCGACATCCGCCGCGGCCGGGACGGCGCGCGTAAGGCTCGGCGAGGAACCTGGGAATAGTCTTCACAACGCCCTCAATTTCAGCGCGAGAAAGAATCTCGTTTATCAAGCTCGCGTCTTCCTGAATCGCAATACGGACATTCAGGCGACGGTCGGGCTGACAGGTCTGAACGATCCCCACAACGTTTTGGCCCTTGTTTATGACCACCCCCATACGCAAGAGGGGTGGTTTTTCCAGGGGATAAACGAAGGCGCAAACCTGACTATCCCTATAGGCTTCAAACATGATCCTGGCGCGTACTTTACGGTTAGGATCGAAGCCGATCCGGACATCGCCAAGGTCTTCATCAGCGGCGAGGTCGAACCGAGGGCCGTTATCGGCCACGAATTCATACCGGACGGACTGTGCGCCGAATTCCAGGTCTGGAATAGGCCGCTCAGCGGCGGACTCTATTCACAGCCGACGCTTTATGCTGACTATCTCTCGATCACTCAGGATCGCTAAAGGAGACTAGATGGCCGTTTCCAATCTCTCGCCGTTTCAACAGGCGCTTCAATCCGTGGTCGGATCGGGCAAGGGAGCGGGCGCTAATCTAACGCCTGAAATCCTCGGCCGCGTGGCTGATTCCGTTTTTGGCCCGTTTCCGATTCCGCCCGGTTCGCAAATCATCTTCCAAGGGCCGGACCGCGCCGAGTGGATTGACGCCGAGGGCTATCGCCACAGTGCCACGCGCTCGCTCGATGGTAGAGATCCGAACGCCGGACGCGTCCGCGAGCAAACCGACCGACCGCCGATTCTCCCAGCCGGACAGGGCCAGCAAGACCTTTTAGGCCAACTGACCGGCGCGCAGGGCATACAGTCCGACATCGAAGCCGTCAGAAACCTTGCCGCGAGATTGCAGGAACCCGCCGTACTGGCGCAGCTGGACCCGCAGACAAAGGCCGCGCTTGACCAGATCACGCAAAATACGCTCACGCAACTAACTCAACAATTCCAGCAGGACCAGGCTCGCCAGCTCGCCGCACTGTTCGGCAATCGCGTACAGCAAAGCTCGATTGCCACGAACGCCGTAGGCCAGCTTTTAGAGAATCAGGGCCGGGTTACATCGCAGGCCTTAGCCGAAGGCGCAGGGCGCGAGCTTGGCGCCCGTCAGTTCATCACGGACACTCAGCGGGCAAATCTAGCAACGGCCTTGCAAGGCCTACTTGCTGGCGCGGACGTTCAGAGCGGCTTGATTCAAAACCTGACCGGCCAGCAAACGCAGCGCGATATCGCGGGTGGGAATCTCAATTTAGGCTTCGCGGACCTGGCCGAGCGATCACGCGCGACCGGACTGGACTTCGAGCTAGGCCAGCAAGAGACGGATCGAAAACTTGCCGAATCTCGCGCGCTCTTGCCGAAGATACTCGCGACGATTCAAACTCTCGGACAGGCTGCGCAAGGAATCGGCACGGGCATTGCCGGTTTTAAGGGGTGATCTATGGAATTTGGACCAGCTACAACGGGCGTACAACAGGCGATTTTGGCGCTACTCCAAGGGCGAAGCCCCAGCCCCGTGGCGCCCGTACCGCTCGCGCCCACGGGCGGAATCGGACCGCTCGAAATGGACACCACGGCGGCGCTCGCGGCGCTTCAACCGCAGCCCGTTCCAGCGCCACTGCCCGGACCTGTAGACGCTGAAGCGATCCGATCACGCTTCGCCGGGATGGCCGGACCTGAGCCGGCTGCGCCCACAGTCGAGCCGACGAGCCTGATTATTCGGATCGCTCGCGCGCTCCAAGGATTCGGCGCGGGCGTCCAAGGACAAGGGCCGCAATTTCTCGCGCAGCTCGCCGAACAGCGCGAAGCTCCACAGCGTGAGTACCGGGCGAGAAAGGAGCGCTTCGATGCGCGAAAGCAGGATCTCGAATTCGCCGGCGAACAGGCTGTACTGTCAGCCGAGGATCGCCGGGCGCAACGAACTCAACAGCTATTGGACAAGCAAGCTGACCGGGACTTCGAGGAGTCGCTGAAGCGCGCGGGACTCAAGAGCGCTGAAGCCATCGCCCAGATGCGCGCCGCTTTCGACCTTGAGCGAGACGCCCGTAAGGCCGAATTCGAGCGGCAGGAACAGGCGCGCAAGGACGCCAAGGACCGCAAAGCGGCAGTTACCACGCTGGCGAATACTTTTACGGACGATTTTAAAGTCTCGCGACAGGAAGCGCTGCGATTCGCCCAACACGAAATAGAAGGGACGGCCCTCAGCGCGGCGGACGCCAAGCGCTATGGCCGAATCGAGAAGTACAGGCCAGCCGCAGGCGGAACCGGGTCGGGCGGCGGAAGCGGTAAGGTAATGGTCGAGATCGTAAACCCTGACGGCTCGACATCCGTGGTTCCTTTCAATCAACAGGTAAGCGCAGCGATCAACGCCGGGAATGTAGATCAGGGGCCGCGCGGCGTCTTCGTTGATGGCGGAAGCGTAACGCCCCGACCGATGCCCGGCGCGCCTGGCGGGCCACAAGGCCCATTCGTTCCACCTTCAGCGCTCGCCGCCCCGCAGCCGCCAGCCGGGACTGTATTCACGCGCGCCCAGGTAGAGGCGCACGCCAAGAAGACGAAACGCGATCCAGCCGCCGTTGAAGCCGACATACGGGCGCGGGGCGGCGTCGTGCAATAGTTATGGCCGATGATGCAATCGCAAAATTCCTTAAACGCCCGGTCCCCAAGCCGAAGTCCGTCTCGGTTGATGAATTCCTGAAAACGCCAGTTCCGGCGCCGGAACCAGCCGTGCCCGCTCCTACCCCTGGATTCCTTGAAAACCTGAAGATCGGCGGACAGCGGGCCTTGCTGAGCGCGGCGGACGCTGGCCGGGTAATGGAAGAGGCCTTGGGCGCGGCGTCCCGTGGAGACTTCGCCCCTATCGGCCAATTGATCGAACAGGCTGGACGCGGCGCCGCTCCGTTTATCTCAGGCCTCAGCGCAAGGCCCGAGATGGCCGGACAGGCGTTTCTCTCTGAACAGACCGCCCAGGCGCCGCGCGTAGGCGAGATTACCGCAGCGCGCGAGGCCAGAATGGACGCCGATCCCACGCTCTTTTCCCGTGAAGCTAGAGCCGAAAGGGCTAGACTTGACGAGATGGCCGGGCGGGATCCATCCCTTGCCGGCAAGATCACGCGCCGGACGACCGAAGGCGTAGTGACGGCGATACCCTCCATCGTCGCTGGCGCGGCGACAGGCGGAAGCGTCCCGGCAATGGCAACAATGGCGGGCATTCAATCGATGAACGCGCCGGAAATGCTGGTCCCGAACGTAGCGCTCGCCGCTACGCCGCTTCCACTTGGAAAAGCTATCGCGCCAATTGTCCGCAGAATTAAGGTCGGCAGGGTCGCAGTCGAAGCGATTCCGCCCGCGCCGGTATCCATTGAGCCGGTAGCGCCCGGAGTTATTCCTGAGATACCCGCCATTTCGCCGGAAACGGCCCTTCCTGCGGCTCAAACCCGCGCCCCCTTCCCTGCTACCTCGCCGGACGTTCCGCTCAATCCTGCGCAACAGGAGGCCGCTGCGCTGAATTCGGCCATCCGGAAACTCGGGACCGACAGCGTAGACGAAATCGCGGAGATGATCGCCAATGCCAACCGGCGCTTTAATAAAACCGTCTCAGCGCCGGGCCAGCCAAAGCGATCGATCACGCCGGTCGAGCGACAATCAATGCGCGAGGATTACCAACGAGTTAGCGCCCTAACCAAGGAAGAAAACGCGGCCCTGGCCGAAGTCTTACCGGAGCGAACCTTCTCGCCTGTCAATAAAATACTGGTCGAAGGCGAGCCGACAGCGCGCAACATCTCCGATATTCCGATTGACGAGCCGAGCGCCCAGCTTGACGCTAACCTGCGTCAACTAAAGGCGTTTTTTGGCTCACGGGACATAGTGCAAGAGAGCAGGATCGCGGCTGCCGTGGGCCAAAGCGCTGACGATCCAGCGATAGTCTCGAGCGCCGATCTGGGCCTTGAAACGGTTCCGGTTCCGGTCAGGCCCGTGGACGCCGTTCCGGTCACTCGGCGCATTTCCGTGGATGATATTTCGCTTGGCCGCGAGACGCTTTCAAAGGGCAGGATTTTCCAGGCTCAAGAATCCCTCAAGGGCGGTGTAAAGCCTGAGACTAAAGGGGTTCCCTTGCGCCAACAGGTCGAGCCGATGACCGTTGTTCCCGATCCGCAACGGCCCGGTAAATTCATCGTGGAGGATGACGGGAATCATCGAATCGCCCTTCTGAAACTTCAGGGCGTCACGGACGACATTCCGGTGAGATCGTTCGAGACGCCGACGCAAACCGCCGAGATCAGCGCCACGGTCGGGCCTCGAGCGGGCGAGGTTGCGCCAATGGAGGTCGAGATAGGCCGTCAACTGAGACAGGCTGAAGCCTCCGGCGTGGCGCGGAATATGGACCCGCTGCAGGTCGAATCAATGGCGCGCGCCGAACAGCTCCCGCTCTTGGACGTGGCGCAGAAAAGCAGGCTCAAAAAGGCTTTCAGCATCGCCGCCGACGTTTACAATATCCCGCGCGCGCTGCTGTCCAGCAGCGACATTTCGGCCCCGTTCAGGCAGGGCGCGATTCTCACCCTTCCGCCGTCGCGGTGGGGTAAGGCGCTCCGCTCATCCGTCGAAATGTTCCGGGCGCTGGTGCCCGACAGGCCGACATCTATCAAAGGTGGAATCAAGGCTCAGTTCCAGCCGAAGACGGAGCGCTTTCAGCGGATGATTGACGCCATCGCGAGCGATCCCGACGCCCAGGCGGGACAGGGCGCGGGTCTCCATCTGGGAACGCAGTCACGCGGACCGCTCCGAAAGGCTGAAGAAGAGTTCGTATCGCGCACGGCGGATCGAATCCCTATCGTCAGGGAAAGCCAGCAGGCCTACACCGCCTATCTGGATAACATTCGGCTCAATACTTTTAAGCAGTATAAGCAGGCGATAGACGCCCAGGGCTTCACGGCGACTCAGACGGAACGCGCGTACAAGGCGGCGGCGGACTGGATCAACATCGCCACGGGGCGCGGCAGTTTTGGCCCGAAGCTCGACAGGGCGATGGACGCCTTGAACTTCTTCGTTTTCTCGCCACGCTTGCTGGCTTCGAGGATTCAGGTGTTGAATCCGCGCACGTACCTCAAGAACGCCACAACGGCTGAGGGGCGCGTTGTTCTCAAGAAACAAATGTCCGAGATGGCGCAGTTCACGGGCATGGTCGGGGGAACGCTTTTGCTCGCAAAGGCGGCAGGCTTCAAGGTCGGAACGAATCCCGAGAAGCCCGATTTCCTGCGCCTCAGCCTCGGCAATTATCACTATGACGGCCTGGCAGGCCTTCAACCTGTAATGCGATTGATTTGGAACGTCGGCAAGGATGCCGTCAGGGCGTCGCAGGGCGAGAAGCCGCAGACCGGAGCGAGAGACGCGCTTGATGTTGGCGCGCGATTCCTACGCTCGAAAGCGGCCCCGGTTCCGTCGTTCTTCGTGGACTTCTTTGACCGAAAGACATTCGAGGGCAAGCCGTTCGACCTGACCGACGCGGCGGTCGAACGGCTAACCCCTATCATGTGGCAGGACTTTATCGAAGCGTATCAGCGCGAAGGCCTCGGCGGACCCTTAATGCTCTCGCCCGGCGCCGTGGGATTCGGCGTTCAGTACTTCGAGCCGAAACCGATTGATGCGGCGATCGAAGCGCGACCAGGCCTTCTGACTGAACTGACCCGCCTTCAGGTCAGGCTTGCCGATCCGCGCCGCAAGCCCGATGAGACGGACGCCGCATACAAAGGCCGACAGCAAGCGATCGCCAATCTGTACAGCCGATTCGGAGTTAGCCTGATGTCGGATCGCCGGTACGCGAAGCTGCCGGACACTGAAAAGCGAGACGTTTTCGATGTTTTGCACTCGCGGATTCTCGATGCGGTCAACACGCGCGACCGCAGTACTGGGCAGTTCCGGTTTGAGGCGCTGATAAACTCGATTCGCAAATCGGCGAAACAGAAAACGATCCGCGAGCGGTTGATTTCCCGAAGGCCTCCGCTGTAAACTTCGCCCGCATCGAATTAGTGCTCATCGTTCCGGTTGGGAAAGACGCCATTCCCCAGTAAACACTGGGGAATGGCGTTTCTTTATTTTGAGATGAAATTTCTCCGCATCCGGTAGTAGACTCACATCGAAGAATACCCCAAACGCTAGCATGCCAATTATTTAGCGGAGGTGGTAACCATGATTGCTTGGATTCGCGAGAACGCTGCCCTTGTCTCACTCGCTGCGACCGCTGTTATTTGCATTTCAACCGTAGCTGTCGCTCGCTTTCAACTCGCTGGCCTTGTCGCCGCGCAGACAGAGGTACGCCAGCACATGAATGACACAACCCGACATCTCGATCCGCATCGAGACGCTGAGACCATGAAGGAGCTGAAAGAGCGGATTGATAAACTTGAGGATCACATTGAGCGCCTTGAACGGCGACAGGTATGGATGATTCGAAGCGTTCGGCAGGGCAACACAAGCTCTATTCCTATTTTGATAGATCCGCCTCAATGACCGTGGCTACCCACCTTGACACCATACTAAAATGATTCATACTACGCGCGCGTTGCATGTACAGTAACCCTACAGCGTAAGCCAACCAGGCCACGACAAACACACCGAACAAACAGACTCGA